TCTGCTAAAGCTTTTAATCTAGTCTCAAGTTCTGAACGAATCGTCATGGTGCAAGCCTCATAATGTATGCTTTAGCTAAACTTGTCATCATGTAGGGACCAACATTACCTGTCCAGTTCCAACCTGTTGCAGCGTCTAGTCCACGAGGCCAACCAATTTTATCTGCACGATAAGCGTAAGAGACGTTATTAGCAAGCGTCACAGTATTGTCATGACCCCAGAAAGGATTCTGTGCTAACATACCTCTAATCCTTCCAATGCTTTCATCACCAGACATATTAGCGTTGCCGCCAACAATCGTACTGTGGGACTTACCAATAGAGGGATACCAAGAATTGATTAGCAATCCTTTAGCATAAGCTGCTGTGGGTTCTTGAGGGGAGAGTGTTACGTGCTTTATGAAGTAGTCTTCAACAATCTTATTTGTACTAGCAGAAGCCTGTATAGTCGCCTTTGTGGCAAATTTACTTATTCCTTGCGAAAGAGACATAGGCTCCTTTCTTATTAGAAGATATTATAACACAATTCCGCTGTGTGTCAATAGGTGTTAGGCTAAGCTTTGATTATCATTTCAAGTCAATGATTGGTCGAATGCGCTCACAACTGTCATACCTGTTCCGACAGTTTGTCTAACAGCGTAATACCACCCAATTGGAAGAACAAATGAATATGGCTGAGTTTGAGCAGTGGTAATAGTTAACCCAACAACCAGCCCTCCACCTAACGAGTTCTTATATTCTGCCAATCGAGTTCCTGTACCAGAAGCTACAGCATTTGTTGAGCCAATCCATATAGCACCTTCATTATTACTTGTTCCAGACAAACTAATAGAGCTTGTGGATGTGATACTGAGGGTGACTAATGTTGGCTTTGTGTTGTCTGTAGCTTGATATGCTGTAGCAAGTGTCAGAGCACCTTTTGTAACAGGTGTACCGATTACCACAGAAACAATGGTAGGTCGATTTGAAAGGTCTGAATAGCTTCCAGATGTGGCTACGGTTGCCAATGTAGGTTTACCAGTGAGGCTGGCGTATGTGCCGTCAAACAATCCGGGGAAGGCTGCTAAGGAGCCATCTCCACGAATATACTGGGAAGTTGTCCCTGCTGGTGTATTGAACTTACCAGAGAGCGCGCCAGTTGTGGCATATCCTGCCAGAGATGCTGTCGTAGCGTAAGGCGTCAACGCAGAAGCTGTTATGAAGTTACTTGTGCACCACGGCATTGTAGCAGCGTCTGTCAAACCTGCCGCTGATACGGTTGTAGGCTTTCCTGATAGGTCGCTATAAGCTCCTGTAGTGGACACAGCAGCGAATGTAGGCTTAGCTGTGATACTAGTCCACGGAAGCGAAGTTGTCGGAGCAGCACCGCCTGATGCGGGTTTGATTGGCATAATAGGCATTACACACTCTCCTGAACAGAGAGGTATGTCGAAGACCCTGCACTGTAGCACCACAAACCACTTTCTCCTGCTGACACATATCTATGCTGTCCTGCTGAGTCAATCCCCAGAGGAATTCCCATCGTATTATTAGGAGGTGCTGTTGCTCGTATAACTAACACACATCCTGAGTTTCCCTTGTTGTATACCTCAAGGGCTGTACCAACTGTAATTCCAGTGGCTGAATAAAGGTTAATCCAAGTGTTGCTAGGGATTGATACGTCTAAACGAGTGTCTGCCATTTTCTGCTTTCTATATTAGATTATATTAGAATTTGCAGAAGCGTTTGTGAGGCTTACTGTTATCGCCGTAACATTAAGTTATACAGCAATGGTGCAGAGGCTTGAGGATTTGCCTCTTTCATGTTTACAATTTTGTAAGTAATCCCGCCAACGGTGATTCGGTCAGATGTAGGATTAGGGACAATCGGGGTAGCTAATGGGTCAGCTTTATTTGTTGGGTACATGTAGAAATCTTTATCTCCTTGGAGGATTTCTGTACCAAACTTTGAGGACAATCCGTTAGACATTCTGTCGAAGTCTAGAATGATGCATTGTACGGATGTCAGAGTTTCAGGAGTGGTTGATTCTCCTGTAGTGGTGTCGTAGACAGGAGTGCCGTATTGGATGTAGGTTGCTGTTAGTGGGTCGTCTCGCATGAAGTCTAATATCATGCGGTCGAAGTCGTCTGCTGCGCTCATGGGACGATCCAACCAGAACCTTCTGTTCCAGTGTTAGTATTTGTCGATAAACTACCTAATGGTCCATACCGTGAACCGTCATTCGGACCAATATCTGCTGACAATGCCATCGATTGACTCTGTGTGCCGTTGTAGTAATTGCGGTTCCAGTCAGACACAAAGCTAGACAATGCATCTTCCTCTGAGCTAGATAGAGACTGGCGCGCAATCGGAGCGTACGTCATAAATGCTGGATTTGACACAGCTAAGAGCAAGAACTCTTTATAATGTTCAAAAGCCTCCCCGGCATAAACTTCTAACTGGAGGCCCATTTTGCGGTGAGTCTTGAATGCTAATGTACCTAGAATATACATGGCACAAGTTTTGGCACTCTCTGTTAGGCTGTTGTTAGTATCTTCCAAAGTCTGAAGATATACACTATCGGGCAGATAAGGGATATCTCCGAAATCTGCTACGCGAAGCCTAAGCTTACCTAAGTCTGTGCTAGGATCAATTACTGTCATTGGAGTCTTTCATTTCTGTTTTGTTATTTCTTATGCCATAAACAATCTCATAAGCGTCGTCATAAGCTTGTGCGGCTTCGTGCTCGGTATTGAAATAACCAAGATACTGCACATCTCCATTCTTACAGAAACAGGCTTCAAACTTACCATCACGCTTTTTAACTCCTACGTAAGTAGATTGACTACCTTTACGTTTTCGTCTATGATGGCCTTGAACAGACATACACTCCCAAGAACAGTTTGACTTCTCATAATTACCGTTCGTGTCGTTTCGGTCGATGGTAAGCTCATCAGAGTACCCTTCTGCCATGTCTTCCCAGAACCCTTCAAAGGTTTCCCATTTCGGATCGTACGTGATGCCTCGCCCACCATAGTCTGGGTATTCTCTTACTTCAGAATTATTACAACGAGTTTTCATACCAACCCAAATACGATAAGGGCGAGTTCCGCACATTCCGTGAGTCTTATTGTAAGTATTACCTAAAAGGCTTGTGGATTTCTTTCCATTTTCGCGGGATACCTCAGAATGTAGGCAACCACAAGATTTTACAAGACCGTTGATTATATGTCCCGGACGAGTAACACCCGTATTTCCACACTCGCAGACATAAGACCATTCTCGGTCTTTCTTTGTACGAGGGGCTTCTCCAGTGACAGTTATGCGGTTATACTTAATACCAATATGTTGATTTAAATCGTGAGCTTTCATATTACTCCTTAGTCGAGTAATAATTATAACATAGAAATGTAGGTTGTCAATACCTAATCTTACTGAAACACCCTCTTACGAAGGTGCTTTATAAGACTGCTGAGAGCAGCAGGACTTACTACTTAGTTCGAGCTATACAGACGCACAACAGCTTGTGGGCGCAGCAGGGCAGAGATATGATTTGATTCGGTTTCGATATCAATCTTAGTGCCATTAGGTGCTGCTTGCTCAAATGCGTACATATGTTCGCCCTGAGTATTCACCAGACCAAAACGTTCTGCTGGTGAGAAGTAGGTTTTGAACATATCCGAACCTTGTGGAACTGCAACACCTTCAGCCGCCGTTACAATCTTCGAGCCATTGTACGAATCACGAACTTCACGGAAAGTGATACCACCGTAATAGAACTCACGACCGCGTGGCAGAGGGCTACCACCAGCAGCCAAACGACCACGGATAGGGTCCAGCCCAGCTTGAACGTTCTGCTGATACTGATAAGCCTGAACAACTGAAGGGTGCTTAATCAGGGCATTGAAGAACACCGTATCAACTGGTGCAATGATACCGTCAAACACGCCATTGCCACCCATGCCATCCTGCACTGCTTGGATGACAGTTTCGATAGCTGCCAAAACTTGGCCTGACGAGGTACCGAAAGCGAAGTCAACCGAAGTACGAGTCACACCGAACTCTGAATTCCAATCTTGAACAACCGTACCGTTTGGTGCGTAAGCTGTGCCTGAGAACAGTGCTTGAGCACGAGCTTTGTTCAGGGTCCAGTCGTGGTTTTGGCGCATACGGTCCAGCTTACGCATACGGACAGCATCCAGTTGCTCGACTTCATTGAAGTTATCATACGCCGACTTGTTTTGCAGGTCTTTAGGCGAGATATGATCGTCCAGTGGGAAGTGCGGAACTGCAAAGGTGTGCAGCTTACGGGTTGGGTCTTTACTTACCAGATTTTTCTCGCCGCGAACACGGTCAACGATCAAAGCACCATCCATCGTGGTTTCTTCAAACATCACGGTATCGGAGGCAACGCCTTCTTCCGAGAAAATACCCAGTTGGTTAAAAGTACCCCACTGGATTGGCATGTTACGAACTGCGGACGTCAGATCAACTACGTCGAAGTTATTGAGAGGGCTGCGAATCAGCATTATTTATTTCCTTTAATTGTCAGAGAGAATTGCCCCGAAAGGGGCGTGTGTTGTCAAAGACAACTATTAGATTTGGGTCAGAACGTCGATACCAGAGTTGGTAGTCAGCGCAAGCAGTTGAGCGGTACGGACAGCACCCGCAGTAACAGTTGCACCGAAAGTCAGCGAAGCGTCAGCAACAGCAGCGGGGCCACGATACATAACCAAGAACTTAGTGTCTGTGGTAGCAGCAACAACGGTGGAAACTGGACGACCTTGAGCATCACCAACAACAACAACTGATGGGTTTTGCGAACCATCCGCAGCCGAAGTTTCCATCAGCTTGTACTTACCAGTGGCAGTAACCAGACCCAGCACCGAGCCGATTGGCAGAGTAGCAGCAGGGCCGTTCAGTGTAACGATTTTCTTGCAGTAGCCCCACTCAGGTTCAAACTCACGTTTCACAACGTTGCTGTAGTGTTGGGTTTCAGTAGCGATGACAGGCATTATTTATTTCCTTCAGTTTTGTATTGAGCAGCGATTTTTGATGCGAGGCGGGTTGCAGTGTCGGCTTCTTCAACAGGAGTTTCCACTTCTGCTGCTACGCCTTCTTCTTTAAACATTTTTGATTTACCTTCAGCTTCACGGTTAGCTGAGAATGCACCCAATACCGTTTCAAAGGTAGTGTCATCGGCTCCTTCCAGCGAAGCCAGAACAGGGGCTGCACCAACAGTGCCAAGCACAACTTCCAGTTTTTCTTTCCGTGCAGCTTGCACTACAGCTTTAGCTTTGTCTGCCAGAGAAACTTTTTCAGCTTCCAGAGCAGTCATTTGTGCTGACATTGCGTCAAATTTACTTTGCATTTCTGCGAAGCGTTGTTCAGTTGCAGTCAAAGTCGTTGTAGCTGTTTCCAGACTAGCACTCAGTTCTGCAATTCGTTCATCAGCAGCGTTAGCCGCATCTGGGGTATTAGACATATTAGCGTCTTCCTCTTGTTGTGCAGGCTTTGCTGCGGTTTTAAAACGATCTAGAAATTTCATTCGTCTGTTCCTTGGTTAGAAAGTACGTAGGAGACAAACTCCGAACGTGTTTGAATTTTGTTGATTAGTCCCATTGACAAGGCATCTTGCGCACTATAGACTCTTGCTTGAGTGTTCTTCAAATCCGCAACAGATAGTTGGGTGTATTTGGCGACGTGGTTTCTGAATTCATCACCAAGTTCTGAGACACGTTTTTGCAAGTCTTCTAAGAAAGAATCTCTAAACTGTCCATCTGAATCAAACGGAACTTTATCTGTGCCGTCAGTAATGAAAATCCGTTCGTAGCCTTCCATCTCCAGTGCTTTGCTGTCGTTGTAAAGTGCAATTAACACGCCAATTGATCCGACATCAGCCATAGGATTGGCAATTACTTCATCACATACACAGATGATCCCGTACATAGCGCTGCAAGCTGATCCGTCAATGTATCCGTACAAACGGACATCGTTTTCGTCACACATTTTTCTGAGTTCGTCAGCAGACTCAAAACAACCGTAGGCTTCACCACCACCTGAATCACAGTCAATAATGATGGTTTTAACTCCACCTTCAATCATTTCTTCGGCTTGTTCAAGAAGCATCTCGTAAGAATAACCCCCACAAAATGCTTCCCACCCACTGGTTCGATACGTTAATGGCCCTTGCATTGTCAGTACGCCAATACCTACACCAGAGTCAAATGACGGTACAAGTTTAGCTTCTTCTTTTCCGCCTTCAGGAAAAGTCATCAAACCTGCATTACGTGAATTCAGATATGAAGAAACTGATTGAAAACCAGATTTACTAATAAGCAGAGGTTTCCCATAAATACTAGAAAGAAGCCTCTGAAGTTTATGTGCTTTCATGAAGCCCCTTTACTTGTTATTTGCATTTGAAGCAGAAGAGTCCCCACTGCCGATTGGACTTTTAGAAGTTCCGTCACCAGCAGTTTTCATACCTTCCCCAGCGTTAGACTCAACTCCTGCCATAGTAGTAGACAACGACTCTTTATCAACAGGCTTGTCATCAGGTAGTTCAGGAACACCGAATGCTCTGCGAATTCGGTTCATAACCGGACGGTCCATCTCGATACCACCAACTGCAAAGATTTGTTGCACAGCTTTAGCAAATTCTGCAAGATCGATATCTTCAATATCCTCGTAAACAAACTTAGCCATATTTTCTTGTGACCAACCGTTTGCACTGTATATTGATTTCATCAAATCTTCGTTCAGCACTGTGGCAATTTCACGAAGGCGGTAATCAATAGCTAAAGCTAGAATGGATGTCTTACTTTCGGCAAGACTGAAACTACCAGAACCATCTGCACCCATCTTCAGAACATCAACACTCAAAGCTGACAGAATGTCGGACTGAAGGCGCTTGATAATATTTTCGATATCGTATTTAGCGTTACCCTTACTTTCCATCAACTCATAAGTAAAGAGGGGATTCCCCTTTTCATCCAACAAGAGTGGAACGAGCAAGCCGCGCTGGGTCCCTGCATTATAATTATCAATAATCTGCTGGAATGAAGCGACCACAGATTTATCATTCTCATTGGCAGTTGCTGAAAGGTACTGAGGTGGAATTGCAATCTTCAGGATACCTTGAACATCTTTACTCAGACCCAGAATTTCACTCTCTTGCAGCAGTGTCAGTGTCTTAACGGCCAAGTAAATTGACTTGTAAATTGAGTTACCTTGCGGGTTCCCTTTATTACCTGATGCGGTAAAGAGCAGGAATTTATCACGTTCAATTGGGACTAAACCTGTGCGAGCATCTTTACGATTAGCAAACCTAGCAGAGTTCTCGATGTTACTGATATTTTGTTCCACGCCAAGAAGATAAGCTCCTGTGTCATCAAACTCCCAGCGCTCAATAGTGTCCTGATTACGAGGAGCAAGCTTGCGAATACCTACAAGACCATCATTGAATTTTGAGCCATTGCGGAACAGGCGGCGGCGAAGAACTTTCTCGTGAATATCGAAACCATACTCTAGGTATGGGACAACTTCTTCAATAAATCCTTTCCAACTACCTTCCATATCATCAGGCATTGTTCCAATGATCTTTGCACGCTCTTTTTCAATATCAGTAGCATCCTTCGGAGCCTCTACGCGCCAGTTGACACGAGAAATCATCATACGATAGACGTTCATTGCACCACCTACTGTCGGGTTATTTCTAACCTCATTTACAGTGCGGGTGAATTGTGGATATTGGAAAGCTGTGTTTGAGTCTGCATAGATATGCCCGTTACGAGCTTTCAGGCCGATAAAGCCTTGCTCTGTGAGAGACATTCGGGGAATTGTTACACCATCGTCGGGGGAAGCTGCTGCGGAATTGTCGCCAGATGGCGTTGTTGTATCAGACATAGTGG